TTTGTAATGTATGGTCCTTGAAGGACTTGTATAGCCTGGTTTGTAACGGAGCCTGAACTGTTAGCCACAGGAGAAGCAGTAGCAGAAACACCACCAATAGTTTCAGCATAAGAAGGATTAGTAAATAATAATGTTACTGCGAGAAGATACTTGTGGTATCGGTTACGCTTGTGACCTCTGTCACCCTCTGAATAATTGTTTGATTGCTTAAACCAGGTCCTTGATAAGTTTCTGTGAACTGAAACGCTGCTCCTGGTGTTGTCTGTGTGAACGATGGCTTGCTTGCTACACCTGTCCATGATGAAGTCACTCCATTAATAGTTACATTACTAGCACCTGTTCCTGGGGAGAGGTTGCCCGATGCATTGACACCAGAACCAGTAGCAGAATACTGATACCCAGTATTGTAGTCCATGCTATTTATCGTCTCTGTTATGGTCTGAGTCGTCTCCGTGTGACTCGACATACTTCCCTGAGTGAAGTTTGGAACCACGGGGACCGCCATGGCAGGAGCAAGTGTGACACCTACACCCACCATACTTAGGACAGACCAACGAATGATATTCATTGTTCTTATCCTCAGTCAATAACAGTAATCTCAGACACGTATTGTCCCGTTGCAGTCGTACCCGCTCCACCAGCAGTCACCGTAAGTACACCAGCAGAGGTAATGGTACCTGCTAATGTACCAGCAGTTCCTGCTGTATAACTTGTAGTATTTGAGAAGTTAGGAACAGTTCCTACGGTAGGAGCAGCAGTTGGGACTGTATCACCCTGTGTATACGACTGACTGAATGAGAACGCAGAACCTGAGGTATTCTGTGTCGCAGAAATAGTGCCAGGTGCATAGATTCCAGAGGTGATGGTGCCAGCAGATACTGTGCCAGCAGTTGTGCCATCTGTGGTATCAATGTTTGTACCAGAGATACTAAATGAAGAACCAATCCTTGTTGCTTGTGTTCTAGCAGAGTCAACAGTTAGTTGAACACTAGTAGCATGTTTTGATACAATTCCGCCTGCATTTGCTGCACTTGCGGTCATCAATAGCATAACGACAGAGATGAAATTTTTCATTCTTGTCTGGTAAAGGTGTCTCTTGCTATTTATGCATTGCCCCCTTTTGGGGATAACCGAACGTGCGCTGTGATACAAACCTGTCTAAATAAACCTGATTGCCTTCGGGGATCACACAATAAAACTCGCTTTAACTAGGAGAATACCAATGACGGGACTTAGAAAGTTCACGACGAAAGATCTTAATGCCGTGGTAGATGCTGCGGAAAAATATTCAGTAGGATTTGATGATCTGTTTTATCGATTACATTCCTACGGAATGGGAAGTGTTAATGAAGCATACCCTCCATATAATATTGTCCAGGAATCCAGTATTAAATGGAGAATTGAATTAGCACTGGCGGGGTGGGCACCAGAGGAGGTTGAAGTTACTACTGAAAGTAATGTTCTTTTAATCAGATCGATTGCACCAAAGAATAAAGGTGAGGAGGACTATGTACACAGAGGCATTTCCACTCGTACTTTTGCTAGGGGATTCAACCTTTCAGATGATGTAGAAATTGGCACAGTCAGTTTCAATAATGGAATGCTTGTGGTAGAATTACAAAGAATCATTCCAGACCACCAGAAATTAAAGGTTTATGAAATTGTTTCTAAACTTCATAACGAATCCAGGAACGCTGACCTCCCTCACACTACTGGGGATGATAGCCTTGATAGGGGCATTACATAACCATGCTCACTTTACAATGGATAAGGATGCAGATGCTTATGTGAAACAATGGTGTAGGTCATCACCAGAAAACAAAAAGATCTGTATCAGATATGGTGGAAACGATGACTACTAACTGACCTATATAATACACAACCAAAGAGACCTCACGGGGTCTCTTTTTGTTTGAGGTAACCTATGAACATGTATGTAAATCTATGCCCTGCCTATGCTGAAAAGAGTGAGACACTTACTCTTGACATTGCACCTGAGGAGATGGATCAATTCATGCAGTATGTTCACATCCTTGCTGATGAAAAGAACATTACTGCTAGACGCGCCTTTACTGATATGGTAAAGTACACTTATGAAAATTTGATGGAGAAAGACTATGAGCGTAAGAATCGTAAGAATGCAAAACGGCGAGGACGTGATCGCTGATGTGTATGAGATGAGGGATGATCGAGAAGGTCCCCCTCTTGCTTACAAGTTGGATAAACCATATACTGTTGTGATTCAAGAGAAGCATAACCTGTTTGAAGAACCTTCATACACTGATGAACCAAAAACTTTGGACCAGATTGATATTGAGTTCCAAGCATATGTACCTTTCTCTAAGAGTTCGCACATCTATTTGCCTCTTCCATCTGTAACATTCATTTACAACCCTATCGATCAAGTGGTCGAAAAATATAACGAACTTATTGCTAACAATGCTGAAATTACTGTTGTTGAAGAACGATCCGAGCACGTATCTGATGGGGACGCTGACGGAACTGGACGAGGAACCGAGTCTACTACTTGAAAACTGTTTTCGAGTAGCACCTGATGGAACTCTTAGCGTCTTCCCTCTACACACAGACCAAAGAGATGTCTTCTTGACTTCCGACCTGATCTTTACTATACTGGACCCATCCACTGCTCTGGTGGATCAGTATAAATCGATGGTTAGTTGATGAAGTTTTACACGGATGTAATTCTACTCGGTGATGTTATCCTTTATCGGGGATACGAAAACGGAGAACCCGTTGAGTATCGAGAGAAGTGCCGTCCTACCCTGTACTTTGTACCTGACAATCAGAACAAAGAGTCTAAGTTCAAGACTCTTGATGGTAGATATGCACATCCTAAACGCTTTGATGGTGCTAGGGATGCTCGTAAGTTTATCGATCAGTATACTGATGTTGATGGGATGGAAGTGCATGGATATGACAGGTTCGTGTATCAATTTATCGCTGATAAATTCCCTGATGAAATTCGTTTCGATATGAACGCGATGAAGATCTATACGATTGACATCGAAGTTGGTTGTGACAATGGATTCCCCTCAGTAGAGGCGTGTCAGGAGGAGATTCTTTGTATTACTATCAAGAATCTTGCCACCAAGGAGGTGATAACTTGGGGTACTAGGGAGTTTACACCGAAGGACACAGAGTATCGTGTCTTTTGGAAGGAAGTGGAGATGTTGGAAGACTTCCATTCGTGGTGGTCACAAAACACTCCTGATATTATTACTGGTTGGAATTGCAACTTGTATGATATTCCTTACATCTGTCGTCGATTTGAACGGGTGCTAGGGGAGACGTGGAAAAAGTCACTCTCCCCATGGAACCGTGTGATTGAACGTGAGATTACTATGATGGGTCGCACTCAGATCGCTTATGACATTAGTGGTGTGACAATTCTAGACTATCTAGATCTGTATAAGAAGTTCACCTATTCTGCACAGGAAACATATCGTCTAGATCACATTGCAAATGTAGAACTAGGTCAAGCAAAGATCGATCATAGTGAGTATGAGAATTTCAAAGAGTTCTATACTAAGGATTGGCAGAAGTTTGTTGAGTATAACATCGTTGACGTAGAACTCGTTGACCGTCTAGAAGACAAGATGAAACTCATTGAACTGGCACTGACTCTTGCGTATGATGCTAAGGTTAATCTCAGTGATGTTTACTCTCAGGTTAGGATGTGGGATACCCTCATCTATAATGACTTGAAGCAACGCAACATTGTGGTTCCACCTAAGATCTCTACGCAGAAGAATGATCAGTATGCTGGTGCATATGTCAAAGAACCTATACCAGGTGCTTACGATTGGGTAGTATCGTTTGACCTTAACTCTCTATACCCTCACCTTATCATGCAATACAACATCTCACCAGAAACTCTGGTAGAGAGGCGTCACCCAACAGTGACTGTTGATAAGTTGCTTAATAAGGAAGTTGAGATTGATGGAAAGTATGCTGTGTGTGCAAACGGTGCTCAGTATCGTAAAGACATACATGGTTTCCTACCCGAAATGATGCAAAGGATCTACGATGAACGGACCATATACAAGAAGAGAATGCTTCACGCTAAGCAAGCTCTTGAAAATGCCACCACACCTAAGGAAACCTTGGCATTACAAAAGGATATTGCAAGATATACCAATATCCAAATGGCAAGAAAGATCCAACTCAACTCTGCCTATGGTGCCATTGGAAACCAATACTTCCGATACTTCAATCTGGCAAATGCTGAGGCGATTACTCTCTCGGGGCAAGTAAGTATTCGATGGATTGAGTCTGATATCAACAGATACCTAAATAAAATATTGCAAACTGAGGGAGAAGATTATGTCATTGCATCTGACACTGACTCAATCTATCTTAATCTTGGACCTCTTGTTACTAAATTTCTTGGTAGTAAGTCTGACGATAAAGCAGCAACTGTTTCCTTACTTGATAAGGTATGCCAAGAAAAATTGGAACCTTTTATTGAACGTTCGTATCAAAACCTGGCAACGTATGTTTCAGCGTATGATCAAAAGATGCAAATGAAACGTGAGAACATCGCTGATCGTGGTATCTGGACTGCCAAGAAGCGATATATCTTACATGTATGGGATAGTGAGGGAGTTCGATACGAGAAACCCAAACTCAAAATCATGGGTATTGAAGCAGTCAAGTCATCTACTCCTGCACCTTGTCGTACAGCAATTAAGGATGCTCTTAATGTTGTTATGAGTGGTACTGAGGAAGATATCCAAAAGTTTATTGCAAAATTTCGTCGTGACTTTGAGAGTCTTCCGTTGGAAGACATTGCATTCCCACGTAGTTGTAATAACATAGGGAAGTTCTCTTCACCCACAGGAATATATGGTAAAGGATGCCCCATGCATGTGAGGGGTTCTTTGTTGTATAATTATTACTGTAAGAAGTTGAAGATCTCCCACAAGTATCCTCTGATTCAAGAGGGAGAGAAGATCAAGTACATCTATCTACGAAAACCTAATAGGATGGGGGAGAATGTTATTTCATTCTTCCAGACTCTACCCAAAGAGTTTGATGTCCATGGTTCAGTTGACTATGATGAGCAATTTACCAAGTCTTTCCTCAGTCCTGTCAAGGTTGTTCTTGATGCTGTTGGTTGGACACCTGAAAAACGTAACACTTTGGAGTTTTTATTCGGATGAGTTTTCTTAACGATGTAGTCAAGGAGATTGGCAATGAGTATGCTGGCGTTGTCAGCGAAGGGGTTGCTGCTGGCGACGTTACATCTTTTGTTGATACTGGGTGTTATCTATTTAACGCCGTGGTTTCTGGTTCTATTTTTGGAGGAGTGCCTTCCAACAAAATTACGGCTATTGCTGGTGAATCGAGCACGGGAAAGACTTATTTTACTCTTAGTATCGTTCGTAACTTTCTTGATTCTGATCCAGATGCTGGATGCATATATTTTGAGTCCGAGTCTGCAATCTCTCGTGACATGATCGAGAGTCGTAAGATCGATTCTAATCGTATGATGATTGTTCCTGTTGTTACAGTGCAAGAGTTTCGTACCCAAGCGATCAAGATCATTGATAAGTATTTGGATCAGAAACCTGAGGACCGTAAACCTTTGATGTTTTGTTTAGATTCTCTTGGTATGCTTTCAACAACCAAGGAAGTTCAAGACGCTACTGACGGTAAAGAAACTCGTGACATGACACGAGCACAGATTGTAAAGTCTATCTTTCGTGTGTTGACCTTGAAACTGGGTAAGGCAAACGTTCCTATGATCGTGACAAACCATACTTATGATGTGGTTGGTGCCTATGTGCCAATAAAAGAAATGGGTGGTGGTAGTGGACTAAAATACGCTGCATCCTCTATAATTTACCTAAGCAAATCAAAGGAGAAAGACGGCGACAAGAAAGTGATTGGCAACATTATCAAGTGTGAGACTAAAAAGTCTCGATTTACCCGAGAGAATGCTAAGGTTGAGACTAGACTTTTTTATGATGAACGTGGACTTGACAAGTATTATGGACTACTGGAACTGGGTGAGAAGCATGGAGTCTTCGAGCGCATTGGGAATCGTTACAAGACTGATTCTGGGAATGTATATCCTAAGGTTATCCTTGCCAACCCCGAGAAATATTTTACAGAAGAAGTGATGGCAAAACTAGAAGAAGCAGCACACAAGGAGTTTACCTATGGAGCATGATCATTTTATTAAAATTTATGATGACGTTCTAGACGAGAACCTCATCAAGAACATCATGGAGTCTTCCCGAGATGTTGATTGGGAATATTGGGATCGTGGTGGAAGACCACAGTTTCATCAGTTCAACGTGACTGAGTATGCTCAGGACAATGCAGATTCCATCTGGGCTAAGATCCACAATCGATTGATTGAGGCAATCAAAGATGCCTCTGAGCGATACATGGAAGACACTGATTGTAAGTCAGCATGGCCAGCAGAGAACGCATTAGAACAGATTCGTTTGAAGAAGTATGTTGCCGAAGATGATGATCGTTTTGATCCTCATGTTGATGTGGGTGATCATAGCAGTGCTCGTAGGTTCCTTGCTCTATTCTTCTACCTCAATGATGTTGACGAAGGGGGAGAAACGTGGTTTACTAAGATGGGAATCAAAGTAAAACCAAAAGCAGGTCGCTGTCTTATCTTCCCTCCTACTTGGACCTATCCCCACGCAGGACTACCACCACTTAATACTAACAAATACATTATTGGCACCTATCTCCACTATATTTAATGCAAAAGATCGAAGAAATTGCTCTCAGTAAACTTATACGTGATGATAATTACTGTCGATCTGTACTACCTTTTTTAAAGGATGAATACTTTGACAATCAACCACATCAAGTATTGTTTCACGAGATCAATGATTATGTGACAGAGTATAATCAAATCCCAGAGACTACTGCTCTCAAAATTGAGATCGAGAAGAGGAGGGATTTGAGTGCAGAGATTATCAAGGACATCGAAGACTTTCTTGATACTAAGATTGACGACACTATCTACAATGAAGAGTGGTTGTATTCAACTACTGAAAAGTGGTGTAAAGAACGTGCTATATATCTTGCCCTGATGGAATCTATTAAGATTGCTGATGGACAGGATAAATCACGAACCAAAGATGCTATTCCCCACATCATGGCGGAAGCACTTGGTACATGTTTTGATGATACTGTTGGCCACGACTACTTACTAGACTCCGATGATCGCTACGACTTCTACCACAAACAGGAAGACAAACTCCCATTCGATTTGGAATATCTTAACAAGATTACCAAAGGTGGTCTCCCTAGCAAGACTCTCAACATCGCTCTTGCTGGAACGGGTGTCGGGAAAAGTTTATTCATGTGCCATATGGCTAGTGCCGCCCTCTTGCAAGGCAAAAACGTACTCTATATTACACTTGAAATGGCAGAGGAGAAGATTGCTGAACGAATTGACGCAAACGTCCTGGACGTTAACATCAAACAACTCTCCGATCCGTTATTCACCAAACAACAATTCCGATCCAAAGTAGATAAGGTTGCTGCACAAACTCAGGGTCGTCTAGTTATCAAAGAATATCCTACTGCTTCTGCTCACGTCAATCACTTCAAGTCTCTCTTGAATGAACTGAGTATGAAGCGTGGATTTGCCCCTGATATCATCTTCATTGACTACCTAAACATCTGCGCCTCTGCACGTTATAAGAACGCTGTGGTAAACTCTTACACTTACGTCAAATCTATTGCAGAAGAACTGCGTGGTCTTGCTGTTGAGTGTGACGTGCCCATTGTGTCTGCCACCCAGACTACACGTTCTGGATATGGTAGTTCTGATGTTGATCTACAAGATACATCTGAGTCTTTCGGTCTTCCTGCTACTGCTGATCTAATGATTGCTCTCATTTCCACAGAGGAGTTGGAGCAAATGGGACAGATTATGGTTAAGCAATTGAAGAATAGATACAATGATGTGAATATGAATAAAAGATTCATCATAGGTATTGACAGAGCGAAGATGAGACTGTATGATTGTGATCAGTCCGAACAAGACAATATTCTTGACTCTGGTCAAGACATTGAGGATAAGATCCTCGAACACAAACCCCAAAGTAAATTTGATTCCTGGCAAGTATGACCGATTCCGCTAACCAAAGATCCCGTAACAACAATGTTGATGTTGATTTCGGTGGTAACGACGCTGCATCAGCAGCAGCAGAACAACTTTCTAATGCTGCTCAGGATATCAAGGAAGGTATGGAAACCAACCTTGAAGATATGCAAGAGGATACTCCTCAAACACCTGAGGATTTCATCAATAAGAAAGGGTTCAATGCCTGGGTTACTGCTGAAAAGATTAAAGAGAAAGAAGCAGAGAAGAACAAAAAGAAAGATGAGCGTTTTCGTGTAGATCTAGATAAGTATCTACACTTTGCTGATGATACATGCTCAGGACCAAGTAAAGATCAGACTAAGTATATCGAACGCCTTCGTCAACTGCATGAGGATGGTGTCAACATTGCTCGTCTTGATACTGCTGCTGCTGGTCTGTCTGCTGAGTCTGGTGAGTTCATGGAGATTGTTAAGAAGTTGAAGTTCCAAGGTAAACCTTGGAATGATGCTAACAAAGAGCATCTGGTCAAAGAACTTGGTGACATCATGTGGTATGCTGCTCAGGCATGTCTCGCTCTTGACGTTACTATGGATCATGTTCTTTATGTCAACTCTCTGAAACTGGCAGCACGTTACTCCGAAGGTAGTTTCTCTATCGAAGAATCTGAGAATCGCGTAGCAGGCGATATCTAATGCTCTCCCTCTGGATCCACTTGCGAGCATTCTTTGCTGTTGTAGTTGTTGGTTGTGCTCAACCTGTCAACTGGCAGCATTGCTATCGAGTGGACCAGTGGTTGCTACCAGAGATTGTACAGGGTTATAGACTGTGGACTGGGGAAGA